CTGGCGGTATTTAATAAAAGTATATGTTTATTAAATTGTCTTTAATATAAAGACAATTATTACTACAAGGTTTTAATATATTACCACCATTTAATAAATACTATACTTATTCTTTTTTTGTTTATGTTTTTTGTTTTGTATTGGTTTTAATATATTACCACCTTTTAATAAAAGTATATCTTTATTAAATGTTAGATGTTTATTAAATACTATGTAGATACATTGTTTATATTAGCAATCTATGTGCCAAGCAGGATCGATAGGAAAAGACAATGTAGGTTTGCTAGACAAAGTAGTCAGAAGTGTTCTAAAGTAGTCAAAACAACCATAAGGAGAACCCATGAAGTTATGTATCGATTGTGCCCACTTTGAGGCCAACAACCCGAACGACTCAGGGCTGGATCGTTGCTTGAACTCTGCCCGTAAGTCCCTTGTGGACGGGTCTCTGATCTACTTTCTAGCGTCCTACGCACGATCTGAATATGGGAAATGCGGGGAGGATGCCAAACTCTTTAGAGAGATGGGGGAGGGGATCGCATATGGTTAACAGAGACCTGCCCTTGCAATTACACCAAGCCAGCCGAGACGCTCAAGCGCTGATAGACGCTCTTCAGAGCATCAGCCTCAAGGTGATGGCCTTGGAGTCAGAGTCGGTGCGCTTAAAGAATGACCTGATGGCTGTAGAAGAGATGCTGTGTCAAGAGCGCAGGGACAGAATGAAATGAAACCCACCAAAGGAGGAAGTATGGGCAAGACCAAGAAGGAGATGATTAAGAAGGAAGACGATTGGACGAGGGAGGATGTCCAGCCACAGGAGGAGGAGGAGCAGGAAGAAGAGGATGTACTTCGAAATACCTTGAAGTACGCTCTTAGATTGCAGATTGAGACTAAAAAACTCTTAGATGCGATGAATGACATTTGGGTGCTTGCAGAATTGCACAAGGAAAAATACGAAATGGATGGGGATGAAGTGAGAGGCATCCTCCGCACAATCTGTGCCGTCTGCCAAGTCGTATCTCAGGACGTGCTGGCAGATTTGTCAGAGGCCATTCAGGAGGGCGAGAGCGATGAGGATTGAACGAGACGTAGTGATTGAACTCATCAAGCAGGCGGGATATAACACAGAGAAGAACAGCGCAATGGTCGATGTATTTGACCGCTTTGCTCAACTGGTTGTGGAGAAAGTCAAACCCGCTCCTAAACAAACTATAACTATTGAGATGGAGAAAGCCAAAAAATGACAGACACATTACAGGCGGAGAACAGGCTGCAACACGTATGGTCAACCGAGGCGTACGACGCTCTTGTTCGACCCGGCTTCCTTTGGTCGGTTAAGAAAAACATCGTGCAGCGAGAGGACGTGAGCGGCATTGAGAAGGTGCAACTCGGCAAGGTGTTTGAGGAGCCGATTATGAAGGCGTTTGCTAGCCGAGAGCGTATCAACTTCAAGCAGGCAGACTACGCCATGTATCACCCCTCGGTTGCGATGGCGAGCCACTTTGACTTTATTAGCGAAGATGGCAGCACGCTGTATGAAGTTAAGAATTTGGGCGTGTCGCAGAAGAAGCACTACGGGGAGGCTGGCAGCTCTGAGATTCACCCTCGCTATCGGGCGCAGACGCTCCACGAAGCGGCCTGTCACAGGCTGAGTCGGGTTGTTCTGGTGGTCTGTTTTGGCGGTGAGACAATACAGCACTTCCCGATGGACTTTCAGCCAGAGGAAATCCAAGACCACGTTGAGGCAATGGCTCGCTTCTGGGCGACAGTCGTAACGGATCAGCAGCCGAAAGACCTGCCTGAGGAGGCTATCCGAGCGCTCTATCCTCGTTCTGTTGCGGCAAACGTTTATGCCAATGCGGAGGTCACTAAGGCGTGCAACCTGCTGTCAGCCTACAAGCAACAGATCAAACTCCTAGAAGAGCAGGAAAGCGCCCTCAAGCAGATTATCTACAACTACATGCAAGACAAGGACACCCTGCTCGACCTTGATAACTCTGTGCTGGCCACGTTTAAGTCTGCCAAGGACTCGACCAAGTTTGACATGGATGCGTTCAAGGAGGCCATGCCAGAGGTGTATGAGCGGTTCCTTAAGGCCGTGCCGGGGTCAAGGAGGTTCCTACTCAAATGAGCAATCTTAATTATGTGGTGGAAGTCCCCTCTGCAAGTGCTGAGATTGAATTTGATCGATCACCCTTTGATGAAGGTGCCAATGTCAAATTTGAATGGGTAGAGGTGTATTTGAATTTTTGTATTTGCGCAGAAATTTGGAAATACATGTTTCAGTGGCATATCGAGATCGATAAATCCGAATTAGAAGATTTAGAGGAAGTCCATGCTAAGGGTGAAGATTGCGAACTAAGTATTCTTGTTAAAAAAAGGAAGGTACAAGCTCTCATTTACTTTAAGGCGCTCGAAGTGCTTGAAAAAAAAGGCGACATAGTGGAGTCAAATGACTTTGAGCATCCAATGGTTAAGGAGTTAATCGGTGAGCGATCTTGAAGCGTGGGTCATCGGCACGCTGTTTGCCGTTTTCCTAGTCTGCGTAGCAATCATTATTCATGTCGTGGAGGACTTTGATGAGTAACTTGGGGGTAATGTTTTGGACGATGTTGTACGTTTCGATGTGCTTCTGCGTAAGCTGGAGAGAAGATATAAACGCCAAGAGGAGAGCAGAGTGGAAATCCAGAAAATACAACTAGACCCAAAGATTCAAGAGTCTCTCGTTCTTAAGGGTGACTTGTCTGGGTTAGATTCAAACCAGAAGAAGGAGTATTACCTTTACCGCTGCCGTCAGATTGACCTTGACCCTGCTGCCAAACCATTTGATTTACTGACTTTGAACGGCAAGGAGGTTCTGTACGCCAATGCCAATGCCACACAGCAACTATGTAATAAGCACAAGCTCTCTACGCAGATCACTCACAGAGAGAAAGTGGATGACATCTACATCGTCTCTGTTCGCTGCACGGGCGCAGATGGAAGGGTTTCGGAGAATCAAGGTGCTGTATCTATTGCGGGGATGGCGGGCGAGAAACTTGCAAATGCCATTCTCAAGGCGACTACGAAGGCTATACGCAGGACGGTATTGAGCCATTGCGGTCTTGGGATGCTGGATGAGACTGAGGTGGATACGATCCCTAACGCAGCCAAGAGCGTCATGGATATACCTCCTCCCCCGCCTCTGAAGATTGAACCAGTCCAGCCTACCGAGGGAATGAATAAGCCGTGGAAAGTGTTTATACCCGGCAAGGAAGAAGCCTACTCGGAGTGGGCAACAGCCGGTAATTGGGTCACAGGCTTCTGGGATGCGGTTGATCGCCTGACCAAGAGTCAAAAAGTCAAGGGCGAAGAGAAGATGGAACTCTTCAAGAAGATGATTGAACTCAACATTGAGACAAGCAACTCCTTGGAGGGTAAGGACTATGCCGAGTATGAAGGTATAGTTAAGAGAACTCAAGAAGGTTTGGCTAGGTATGTTAACAATATGGAGCGTATTTGATGGCTTACGAACTTAAGGATGGACAGGGAACAATCTTCCTGAACCAAAACAAGAAGCAGGACAATCACCCAGACTTTCAGGGAGAGATTCTTCTTGAAGGCAAGAAGTGGAAGCTCGCAGGGTGGGAGAAGAGTGGCGCAACTAATGGCAAGAATTGGCGGCTCATTAGTCTCAGCGTCGACAGGCGGGATGCAGGCAATGCTCGACCCACGGTGCGTGAGGTTGATCCCTTCAAAGACTCTGATATACCTTTTTAGTGCGTTACTTGTCTGTCTGCTCGGGTATAGAGGCGGCAACGGTGGCTTGGCATCATCTTGGCTGGACACCCGTTGCTTTCTCTGAAATAGAGAAGTTCCCAAGTGCAGTCCTTTCTCACCACTATCCTCACATCCCCAATGTGGGCGATATGACTAAATATAAGGAATGGGACATTGGAGCAATTGACCTTCTTGTCGGAGGAACTCCTTGCCAATCATTCTCAGTCGCAGGACTCAGAAAAGGATTGGAAGACCCTCGTGGAAACTTGGCCCTTGTCTATTGCGGAATTCTCAACCACTATCGCCCGACATGGTTCGTCTGGGAAAATGTCCCAGGAGTTCTGTCATCAGCAGGAGGACGGGACTTTGGTTCCTTCCTCGGGGCGGTGGCTCAACTCGGGTATGGGTTCGCATATAGAGTGCTTGACGCTCAGTATTGGGGAGTGGCACAACGGCGCAAGCGTGTGTTTGTTGTCGGATACCTTGGAGACTGGAGACCTGCCGCAGCGGTTCTTTTTGAGTCCAAAAGCCTGTCAAGGGATACTAAACCGAGCAGAAAAGAGGGGCAAGACACTTCCCTTTGCCTTACAACAGGCTCTTCTCAGCGTTGCGACGCAGAACCAGAAACCATGATTCCGATTGCCTTTCATGCCACACAAGACCCGATTAGCAGCTCTGTAAGCCCTGCGCTCGGGTCTAATATGTATGCTGGAGTCCACACACAAATGGCCGTGCGCCGCCTCACCCCTGTGGAATGCGAGAGGCTTCAAGGATTTCCTGACAACTACACAAACATCCGTGAGAACTGTCCTGATGGCCCAAGATACAAAGCACTTGGAAATAGTATGGCAGTCCCAGTTATGAGATGGATAGGAGAGAGAATCAATAATGGCTAAGTTAAGTAGAACCAGAGGCAACACCTACGAGCGTGAGGTGTGTGCAGAGCTGAGTGCCGTCATGGGGCAGAAGGTGGTGCGTATCCTCGGGCAGGCAAGAGACGGTGGTGGAGATATCTTCACCCCTCCCTTCTTGTGGGAGTGTAAGCGGCGCAGGAACTTTGCTGGCTACACTTTCATGGAGCAGGCGGTCATATCAGCAGAGGCGCAAGGTGCTATCCCTATCGTGGCGATCAGAGCAGACGGTCAGGAGAGTCTCGTGATGATGCGGATGAAGGATGCGCTGCCTTTGATCCAAGGCGAGATTGTCGGAAATGTACCCGAGTGCGACGGGAATTAGGGCGGTGCGGGGGGCATCGTGAGTTCGCACACCCCCCACTTCAAGCCTTTCTCGCCTGAACTGTATAACTTACATG